CGCCTCGTGGGCGTTCCACGGGCACAGCTCCGTAATTCTTTTGTAGCCAAGCGATTGATTTGTAACCAAGCTTCAGCGGACTTTTAATCCGCTGGTCGATGGTTCGAATCCATCACGGCCCACCAGCCTGATCAATCACTTGCGCGTTCTGCGCGGCGCCCTCCGTAAAATTCTCCGTAAAATTCCGCGCTATGCGGAAGGTTTCACGGTGGGCACGCTCTTGTCGTAGACCTTCATCATCTGCTCGGTGACGCCCAGGGCGTCCTGCTTTTCGGCGCGCGTGCCCGGCGTGTCGGTGCCGCCCTTTCTCTTGAGGTCGTGCAGGCTGAAGCGGTCCTCGGCGGCGATGACGCCATCGGCGATGGCGGCGCGGATCAGCCGCTGCCAAGCGCTGTCGAGGCCGGTGCGGGTGAGCGGCTCACCGTTCTCGGCGAGGATGAGGTAGCGGTCCTCGGCCCGGAACTGGTGGATTCGCGTGGTCCGCTCGATCACGGCCTGGCGGTACTCGAGCGCGGCGGTCCAAACGGCGCGCAGGCGCGGCGACCAAGCGACGATGTTGTCGCGGCTTCCCTTGCGCCGGTTGGTGCGGATGCCCTCAGGCGTCTCCTGGGCTTCGGTGATCGTGAGCGTCTCGATGCCGCGCAGGCGGCAGAGGTAGCCGAGCTCCATGACCAGTGGCAGGTAGGGAGCGTGCGAGCCCCTGGTGCGCGGCGCGCGGCTCGCGGCTTCGACGGCATAGGCCAGCAGCGCCAGATAGGCCTGGTCGCGCGGCAGGCGCTGGCGCTTGCGCTCCTCGGGCGCCTCCAGGCCCTTGCCGGGGTTCTGCCGCACCAGGCCGCGGCGCAGGCCCCAGCTGAAGAGCAGGCGGGCGTAGCGCAGCACTTTGGCGGCCTTGGTGGGCGTGCCTTCGGCCGCGATGCGGTCGACCAGACGCTGCAGGTGGTGCGTGCGCAGGCGATCAGCCTGCAGCAGCCCGACGCGGCTGCCGGCGGACGTGGGCTGCGACAGCATCACGTCGCGGCTGTATTCGTAGTCGGCGCGCGTGGTCTTGGCCAGCGCCTTGAATTTCGGGCTGCCGTGGTAAGCCGCAGCCAGCCATTCGACAGTTCCTGCGCCGGCGCGGTCTTCTACCATGGCGTGCAGGTCCGACAGGCGTGCATCGGGTCCGGCGATGGTCTTGCGCGCCTTTCGGCCGTCCTCGCCCAGCTCGAAGACAAACCAGCGGCCGTTGCCGCTGGCGTCCCAGTACACGCCCTTAGGCACGCGCGCATAGTCGACGTGCTTGGGCAGGTTCGCTGGCGGCTTGCGGGGGCGGCCGCGGCTCATGCGAGGCCGAGCATCGTCCTGGCCGCGTGAGCCGCCACCTGCTTCACTATTTCCAGGCTGGCAGTGCCGCCGACGGTCGCAAGTCGCTGCTTTGTTGCGGCCCAAACTGTGTCCGCCTTGATCGAGTCGAGCAGGTCGTACCCACGGGGCCAGATCTTCATGACTTGGATAGAGCCGAGCTCATGCGTCAGCTGGCCAAGGGACCGATACTCCGCGACCTCGATAAGCCGCTCGTCATGCATCTCGACCAGGTGGCCAGCGACCAAGACCGGGTCGTAGCCCGGTAGTGCCAGGGATTCTGCGGGTAGCGCCTGGCCGGGTCGCTGAACGTCTGCGATTTTCAGAAGAAGCGCTCTGACCAGCTCAAGGTCGCGATGCATCGTATGTCTCCTCAGCCGATGAGGTCCGGCCCATAGGGCTCGATGGTGCTGTCGTTCGCGGCACTGACGCCCAGGGCGAAGTTGACGGCCTCGATGGTGGTGAAGATGCCACCCTTCCCGTCGTAGCGGTAGCGGATGCCTTCGCGCTTGGCCCAGGCCTCGACCGTGGCGCGGCGCGGGTGCTCGCCCGGGCGGCAGAGCTGCTGCAGGGTCTCAAACGGGACGATCGAGGGGTGGAGCATCGGGGTCTTCGCTGGGTTGATCGTCGGCCTCGTCCAGCTCGGCCAGCTTGGCCACCATGTCGGGGCGGCCGATGTACACGTTGAAATCCTTGCCGGGCACCGAGGCGGCGGCGGTGTTCATGTGGCCCATGAGGGCGTCGGCGGCGGCGAGGAGGTCGGCTTCGAGCTGGGTACGGCGGTCGGTCATGGTGGTGGCCTGGGTGGGTGTGGGGCGATCGTCGCGCGGCGGCTGTGGCGGCCGCGTGGGGTCGCCCGGCGGTCACCCGTCGTCGTTGGCCAGGCGGGCGGCGTCGACGATCAGCCGCTGGCGGCAGTAGTCGAAGACGCCGGCGGCGAACAGGGGATGGGGCGGCACGCCCGGCGCGCGATCGGCGATGTAGCAGGCCGGTGTCGGATCGCCTGCCTGGACGATCACCAGGCCCGCGAACTCGAGCTCGACGCCCTGCCGGGCATCGCGCTCGATCACGTCAGCCCAGTGCCGGAGCATGTGCGGGACGTTGGCCAGGGCGTGGGCCGTGGGGAGGCGGGTGACGTCAGCCACGTGTCGTCGGCTCCTGGTGCTGGGTGGCGAGTCGCTTGCCACACTCCGGGCAATACCGCATTCCATTCTCGACCGGGCCGTCATCATTGAATTGCCACTTCGCGCCGCACGCGCCGTCCCAAGACTCATCCTCCGGGTCCAGAGTCGACATGCACGCACCCACCTGCCCGGCTGCGGGCTGCTGGGCGCGGGCGACAGCCCGGGGCATCGGTTGCCAGCGCGTAGGTTCGCCGTGGATGTACGGCCAGCCGCACCACACGGGGCGGCCCGCTTCTGCCGGCCACTGCGACCAGCTTCCTGCCGCTGCGGCCTTGACATTAGCGAGTGCGATCAGCGTTCCATCGCGCGGCGCGGTATCGAGGAGCTGCCACGCCACCTCCCTGCCGCCCTGCTGCGTGGGCTGCCTGCGCCGCTCCAGATCAGCCAGTGCTTCCGCGAGCCCGGCGTATCCCATTTCGCGGGCGTGCTGCTCTCGGCGGGCGTACCAGCCCGGAGGCTGCCCCTGCTGCTGCGCGCCGCTCCGCGCCGGGGCGGCGGATTCCGGTGCTTCGGAGACGAGCTCCCAGCCGTACTCGCCAGCGAGCATCTGATCCGTGCTGGCAAGGAACGGGTTGCGGCGGCGGCGCTTGAGCATGGCGTAGCCGTCGGCGACCGCGACCACGCGAATCTGGCCGCGCTCGCAGTCGGCCCAGGTCTGTCCGGCGCGGACGGTGGTGGTGGACGCGTTCATGCCGCAGCTGCCTTCGTCGGCTTGGCGCTCTTCGCAGGCTTCTTGGCCGGCGCGCCGGCCTTGGACTTCTTGGCAGCCGGCTTCTTCGCCGCAGGTTTCGCAGGCGCCTTCTTGGCGGCCGCCTTGGCGGGCGGCGCCGCGGTCTTCGCGGCCTTGGTGGCTTCCGCCTTCTCCTCCGCGGCCTTCGCGGCGGTGCCCGGCTTGGCCAAGTTGTAGCCGTCGCCACGCAGGGGCTTGGGCAGCCAGCCGCTGTTGGCCAGCAGCTTGCCGGCCTCGGCGGCCGCGGCGTCCTTCTTCATCGCCTCCACCTTCTCGGCGGCGGCCTTGCCGTGGACGTCCTGCACGGCCTCGGCGATCAGCGCCTTGGGCACCAGGCTGAGGTAGTGCGCGGCGTCGGGCTGCCACCAGTCGCGCATGTCCACCTTGGCGGCGCGCGCGAGCGCGGCGGACTGGGATTCGTTGCTGAAGAGGGTGACGGCCGCGACCAGGGCGAACAGCTCGAGCAGCTGGTCGACGGACTGGGTGGCCAGCCACGGGCCGACCTCGGCCGCTTTCTTCGGCAGCTTGGCCTTGAGGGCCGCGACCTGGGCGTCGATGACCTTGCGCGCCGGCGATGCGACCACGTCGGAGAGCTGGACGCCCTTGCCCTCGACCTCGGCGGCGTGGTGGCTGCGCAGCTGGATGTCGAACAGGCGGCCGGTGCTGCTGGTGGTGAACAGGTCGGCCAGCAGCTGGGCGAGCAACAGCTCGATGGCCAGGCTGTGGTCCTTCGTCAGCGCGACGCGCAGGGCGGCGCGGCGGTGCAGGTGCAGGCGGTGCTGCATGTCGCCGCTGAGGGTGGGCTTCTTCGGCGCGTCCTTTGCGCCGGCCTTGTCGGCGCCGGCGGGGCGGGCCTTGCCGGTGACCTTGCCGTCGGCGGTGGCCTTCTGGCCGGGGCGCAGACGGGCGTACTCGATGCACAGCGTGCCGTTGTGCTCGTCGGCGTACACCAGGCAGCCGGACTGCTCGAGCACGTGGGCGGGCCACGTTTCCTTGCGAGCCGCGGTGATCTGCTCGATCTCGGCTTCGATCTCTTCCTGCTGGTCGAGCAGCGCGACCTCCTGCTCGTGCGTGAGATTGCCATCGTCCACCTGATCGGCGATCGCGTCGAGGCGCCGCTGGGCGTCGTCGAGGCTGGCCTGCTGCTCCGCCGTGAGCGGTTGCTCCTCGGCCAGCTCCCGGTTGAAGCCGCGCGGATATTCGTTGAGCGCGCTGTAGTCCAGCGACAGGTGCGCCTCCACCCATGACCAGCCCTCGTCGCGGAGCTGCTGCGCCTTCGCCTCGAGCCGGTCCATGGCCAACGACTCCAAGAGTTGGCGATCCGCCACCCAGGCATCCTTGCCGAAGAGGTCGCGCCGCACGGCGCCGCCGGCAGCTTCGTATGCGTCGAGCCCCACAAAGTGCACGAGGCCGTTGTTCGCACGCACCTCGCGGTTGGTGATCTTCTCGCGAATGTTGTACGCGCCGCGCTCCCAGTCGTTCTTCACGCCAAACCAGACCTTGTGCTGGAACTCGTGGTCTTCGGTGAGCGCGAGCGCGCGCAGCTGGTCGAGTTCCATACCGCCGTCGCGGAAGATCTGCAGCAGCTGCGGGTTGACGTTGGCCAGCTTGAGGCTGCGGTCCACGACGATGCGCGCCACGCCGAAATGCTGGGCGATCTCGTCGCGGCTCTTCCCGTTGTCGGCCATGGCCTTGAACGCGTCGAACTCTTCCGCCGGCGACAGGCGCGTGCGCACCAGGTTCTCGGCGGCGCTGGCCTCGATGGCCTGGCCGTTGGTTTCCACCAGCACACGGACCGGGTAGTCGCTGGCCAGCTTGCCGTCGCTGACAAGGCGCTCCATCGCCGCCAGGCGCGTGCCGCCGGCGAGGACTTCGAAGGTGTCCGGGTCGTTGGCGGCTGGCTCGACGATCAGGTTCTGCAGCAGGCCGTGGTGCTGGATGGAGGCAGCCATGGACTCGATGGCCTCGGGATCTCGCCGCTGGCGCGTGTTCTTCGGCGAGAGGCGCAGCTGGCTGAGGGCGACGGTCTGCACGGCGGTGTTGGCGGACATGGGTTCTCCTGATGGCCGCGCAGCGCGGCGCTGTAGTGGTCAGGCCGCGGTGGTTGCCGCGGCTGGTTGGTTGGCGGATTCGATCGACTGCAGGGCCGCGGCGACGCGGTCGGCGACCGCGGGGTCCGGCTGGTCGGCGCGCATGCAGTCGTAGTCGCGGCACACGGCCGGGCGGGTGGTGTAGATGGCGCAGGCGTAGCCGCTGGACGTGGTGCGCAGGTGCCTGCACGCCACCAGCTCGCCGTCGACCAGCGCGGAGCAGCAGGCGCCGCAGCGCTGGCAGAGGGCGGGGCTGATGTGCACGGCGCTGGCCACGGTCACCAGCCGAAGAGATCGCGGAGGAAGTCTTCCTGAGACGTCTTCGTCGATGCGGAGGCGGCAGGCTTGCGGACCTCCTGCGCCAAGCGGCGGAGCGCGCGCGTCAGCTTGAGCACGTCCCGCGCCATCGCGTCGCGGTTGACTGTCATGCCGTCCAGCTGACGCTGCGCGCGGGCTTCGATGGCGTCGAGCTCGTTCATCGCGCTGCGGCCACTTCAATGGCCGGCGAGTCATTCGCGGCCAGGGTCTGCTGGATCTCGTGCAGCACGCGCACCTGGTCGTCGGCGGTGCGCAGCTGGCGCTCGAGGCGGGCGACCTGTCCCTCGAGCGCTTCGATGCGCTGCTGGTCTTGGCGCCAGTCGCGGGCGCGCTGGCGGAACTCGGCGGCGTTGTGGTCGAGACCGTTGGCGGCGTTCTGGTCGGCGTAACTGTCGAGGAAGTCGGGGCCGGGAAGGCGGGCGGAGGGCATGGTCAGTCGTCCAGGTCGAGGGTGCCGGTGCGCGGGGTGCGCGGCGGGAAGGAGTTCGCGGCTTCCATGCCGATGTGCTTGAAGAACTGGGTGGGGCCGAGGCGCTCGATGCGGCCGCCGCTGGCTTCGAACGCGGCGATGTCGGCGCTGATGCGCTCGCTGGCGGCGCGGGCGGTGTCGGGGATGCCGTCGAGTGCGCAGGCGGCGACGGTGCGACGCACCGGGCGCTCGATCGACGCGAGGCCGCGCGGGACGTCGCGTGCGTGCAGCGTGGGGCCCTGCACGAGGCGGGGCGTCGGCTTGGGCGCTTTCGCTGCCTTGGCCGGGCGCTCGGGTTTCGGCTTCGGCACCTTGGGAGGCTTCGGCGCGCGCGGCTTGGCTGCCTTCGGTGCCTTGGGTGCGCGGGCGTTCGGGGGGAAGCCCCACGCGCGCGCCTGGCGCCCCAGCGCGTACAGCCCCTCGAGGCCCTGCGTGCCGGTGCGCACCACCAGCCCCTTGCGGACCATGGAAGCGATCAGGCCCGAGACCACGCGGATGTCGGTGTCTGGCAGCACGGCGCGCTGCACCTGGCGCGACGTGACGGGGCTGGCCGCCTGCTGCAGCCAGTCGCGAATGCGGGCCGAAGCGGTCGGCGGCCGGCCACAGGCATCGACAGCGGGCGCGGGCCCGCTGGGGGCGGCCGTCTGGGCCGGCGGGGGCGTCGCCGGCGCGACGCGCGGCGCCGTTGCCGCGGAGACGGCCAGCTCGCGGTCAGCGAAGTGGGGGCGACCAGCGTGCATCACGCGCACCAGTTCTCCGGACTTCACCAGGGTGTTGAGCGAGCCGAGCATGTTGTCGACACGGATCCCGGGCTCCAGCGCGTCCACGAGCTCGCGGGCCGTGTAGGCGCGCGGATTCGCCCGCAGGAAGGCGCGCACGCGGTCAGCGCGGCCGGCGCCCGGGAGATCGGACCTCGACATCACTGCGCGCCCTCGTTGGCCGCGTCGACCAGTTCGCGCGCGACGGCGACGCCCTCGTCGGTCAGGGTGAGAAAGCTCGGGCAGTCTTCGTCGTCCAGCTGCACCAGGTCGGCGCGCTGCAGGCGCAGGGCCATGCGCTTGGTGACGTTGTGCGCCTGCACGGTGCCGGTGGTGGCTGCGCGGGGCGGGGCGGCGACGAAGCCGCCGCCGAAGCGCCGCAGGGTGTGCCCGGGCGCGCCGTAGGCGGCCAGCAGGGCGCTGCGCTCGAGCGGGGTGACGCGGGGGGCGGTGCCGGCGGTGTTCGCGGCCACGGGGGTTCCTTTGCCGGCCAGGGCCGGCGCTTGGGTGTTCGGGTCAGCTGCCGCGCTGGACGATCAGCGCGGCCAGGGTGAGCAGGGCGCCGGCGACGATGAGCACGGCGCGCCAGTGGCGCCGGCGGGCGCGCGTGGAGGCGCCGGCCTGGGCGTTGGTGGTGCGGATGTGGTCGAGCAGCGTGGGCATGGTCAGGCTCCGGTGAATTGGGCGCGCAGCGCATAGAGGACGAAGCCCCAGCCGACGAAGGCACCGGCGTAGATCACCGCCCGCAGGGCGCGCTCGGCGACATCGCGCCGGAAGCGGAGCTGCGGGAAGTCGGGGTTGCGGCGGCGGTCATCCACGGAGGTTCGCCTCCTGCGCCTGCTGCTCGCGGGTCATCGGATAGATCGACGACTCGCTGGCGACGTCGGCGTTGCCGTGGAGGATCTCGGGCATGCCGGTGAGCTGCTGCAGCCGCTCGCGCAGGCGGAAGTCGAGCTCCTGGCGGTGGCGCTCCTTCTCGCCCAGGCGCACCAGCATCCGGGCCTGCGTGCCGCTCTGGCTCTCCTGGGCGACCTCGTTGCTGGCGTGGTGGTCGAACTTGGCGAGAGCGCGCAGCGCGGCGCGCAGCAGCTGCAGGTCTTCGACGGTCAGTTGCTGGATGATCATTGGACACCTCCCTGGCAGGCCAACCCGGTGGCGCCGCACTTGCGGCAGGGGCGATAGCTGGTGCCACGTTCGTGGTGCCAGCCGGCCCATGTCTCCTTGCTGCCTTGGCATTCGGCGCACTTGCCCGTCGCGTGCTCGTAGGCGGCCTTCTCGGCGCGCTCCTCCGCCTGGGTGACGACCACCCTGTCGCCCTTCCCGACCCACTTCGGTCGCCCCTTGCGGGGGCCGCGCGCATAGGTGCCCACAGGCACGCCACCGCGCACGATCAGGTCGGACTTGCCGATGACCTCCCAACCATGCATCTGCCACCCCGCGGGCGCGCCGAGTTTCTTCCGGGCGACCTCCTCGACGAAGTTCAGGTTCCCGCCGCTCATCGGGCACCACCCGGCACGCTGTAAGCGCACACCTGCCGGCGCAGGCGCTCGGTGTAGAGGTCGGCCAGCTTGCCGCCGTGTACGTGGCGCTCCTTCGCGTCGGCAACGATGCGGCGCACGACGTCCTGTTGCGTTTCGGGCATGCCCAGGCGCGCCGACTGCTGGACGGCGTTGCGCACGCGGCCCAAGTCGATCACCACGCCGTTCATGCGTGCACCGCCGGGGCGAGCGGCGCGGCGAGGTCGCGCGGCAGGGTGGAGGGCAGGGCTTCGGCTTCCACGCGCGGGCGGCTGGCCAGCCACGCTTCGACGGTGGCGGCGGTGTCGTCGTCGATGTCGACTGCGGCGCCGCGCAGCCAGAGCACCGGGGGCGCGTGCTTGTGCGTGCGTGCGTCCACGTAGGCCTCGGTCCAGATGCGGCCGCCGCACAGGTACGCGGCCGTGCGGTCGATGAGGCTGGCGCCCGGTTCGGCCTTGCCTTCGGGTACGTACAGCGTGGCGCTCACCTGACCGGCGAGGCGGCCAGCCGTTTCGTAGCGCAGCTGCAGCGTCAGCCCGGCCACGGTGGGCACGTTGAGGGTCTGCCCGGCGCTCACCGCGGGCCTCCGCGCATCTCGGCGCGAGCGGTGCGGGTGTGGCCGACGGCGTCGTTGGCGGCGCCGGCGCGCGCCCAGCCTTCGGCCTGGCGGCTGGCGGCGGCGCGGGCCTTGAGCACCTCGGCCTCGGCCTTGAGGCGGGCAATGGCCGCCCTCACGCCGGAGTGGATGAGTCCGGCGGCAACCAGGCCGCCGATGCAGATGCCGGTGATGTTGCCCAGGACGAAGCCCGGGTCGTACAGCATGGACAGCATGGTCGCCTCCTTCGGGTGGAAGAAGGCGGCCGGCAGGTCACTGGGAGGGGAGGCCCATTCAGCCGGTCAGGGGTGGGACCGGCTGGCGACCTGCCGGTCGCCCGCCCCGGAGGGGATGACCGGGACGGGCGTATATTTAGCCCACGGCTAAACGTTCGTCAATAGCCCGCAGCTAAAGTTTCTCGCAAGGGCCGCCAGCAAGGGGGCAGTAGAGGTCTGGCCGCGCTTCGCCTGGCTGTTGGAGGGCCAGCTCCCCGGCGCGGAACCGCATGCGGTGGGTCGCATGGGAGCAGTAGGCGAAGACCTGCAGCTCCTCGGCTGTCGAGCTGTCTGTGGAGATGTCGACATTGTCGATCTCGAGGCAGGAGGGGTAGGCGGCGACACGCTGCGCAAACGCTTCCCGCGCTCGCTGAATGCGCGCGGCCGGATCCGGGTCGTCTTCAAGCATCCGGAAGAGGGCCGGGTAGTCCTCCGGAGCATATGGAACCTGGACATCCTGCGGGATGGATGCAGGGCCGGTGTGCTGTGCGGGCTGGTGCGCGTCGCAAGCGCACAGCGCGAGTAGAACGAGGGCAAAGGCCTTACGCATGGTCAGTATCCCCAAATTGGGCCAACTGCAGGCTGGTATCGGTGATGAGGCCCGCATCTTCGAACGGCACGTGGTCGCGAATGCACTCGCGGGCGGTCTCCATCTTTCGAAGGGTGGCGGCCAAGCGCTCGTCGGACAGGCAATCCAGTCCCGGCGTGTCGAAGGCCTCCTGCTCGAGCAGCCAGTGCAGCTGGTAGCTGCGCACCAGGAATCGGATGCGGCGCAGGCAGCTGTCGCGCGTGATGCTGTCGAAGAGGGTGGGCTTAGGCGGCTCGATGAGGCGCAGCTTCACCCGGGCCGGGCGCACGCCCTTGACCGTGTCAGCCAGTACCCGTGCGAGGTCGTCGATTTCCGTCCTGCGGCTCTGCGGCATTCCATCCCCCCTTGAGGCGTTCCAGTCGTGGCTTGAACTCCAGCAGGTTGTCCGCGGTGACGGCCTTTTCGTTCCTTTCGGCGAGGAAGTCGTAGGCAATCGCGAGCGGGTAGCCGTTCTCCTCCTGGTCGATTTCCAGGCCCATGTTCAGGAAAGAGAGGCGTATCAGCCGGAGTGCGGCCGCGATCGTCTCAGGGTCGATTCGCAGGGGACGAGACACGTATTCCGGGCGCACCTCAGCAATGCCGCGAGCAGCAGCTTGGAGCTGATCCATCCAGCCGTGAGCAAGGTGGCGCTCCGCCTCGATCTTTCGCGCGACCTCGTCGCCCATTTTCTTGCCGGCCACCAGCTGTGACAGGTAGCTGGCGCTCATGCCCAGCGCAGAGGCGATGTCCTTCTGCAGCCACCGGGGATTCCGCTTCCGGATCTCATCGACGAGGAGCCGGAGGTTTTCGTGGCGGATGGCGGTGACGTCCATGCGCAGAGCGTAGCCCCCAGCTAAATTCAATGGTTTAGCTGCCAGCTTGACATCGCGGTTTAGCCCGTGGCTAAATCGTCCGCCAATGGACCTCATGACCTTCATCTCGGATCCCGAGCGCAAGGCGACTCTCGCCGCGCGCACCGGGGCGTCACCGGCTTACCTCTGGCAGATCGCCACCGGCTGGACCCCGAAGGGTGGAAAGCCCAAGCGCGCCAGCATCGATCTCGCCTTGGCGATCGAGCGGGAGAGCAACGAGATCGGTCCCGAGGGCGTGCCGTGGCGCTCGCTCCTGCCCGAGGTTTGGGTGGCGATGGAGCAGTTGGGTGCAGTGCCCGGCGCCGCCAATGACGACGCCGCCCCATCCGAGGGCGAGAGCCCGGTCGAGGGGTCGAACTGACGTGACGGCCACAGGGGGCAGCTTGAAGAACACCGCCAGCGGCCTGCCCGCGCCCGTGGTCGTGGACCAGGCGCGCAGGCAGGTGATGGCGGGAGTCGGCACGTCGGTGTGCATGCCCTTTTTTTTGCCACAGGGGGGTTGTCCGACGCCGTCCGACGTCGTCGGGGCAGCTCGGACAGGTGCGTATGACTGAGCAAATTCCGATGTTCGTCGAGGATCTCAACGACGCGATCCGCGACACGATCAAAGCCCTTGGGGGCTACAAGAAGGTCGGCGCCGACATGCGTCCCGACCTGGGTGTCGAAGCGGCCGGGCGCTGGCTGTCCGACTGCTGCAATCCGGACCGGCGCGACAAGCTGTCGCCGGAGTGGGTGGCGTGGCTGCGGCGGCGCGGGCGCCAGCAGGGCGTGCACATCCTGGCCACCTTCGAAGCGAGGGATGCCGGGTACGCGCCGCCGAAGCCCATCGAGCCCGAGGACGAGCGCGCGGCGATGCTGCGCGAGTTCAACCGCAGGGCGGCAGAGATGATCGACCTGTCGAAGCGGCTGGAAGCGGCCGGAGTGCTGCCCGGGGCTGCCAACGATGCCTGACGCCATGGACGCCGTGCAGGCCGACGTGGACGCGCGCATCGCTGATGCGCTGAAGCGCCACCAGGCCACCGCCACCGTCCGCCGCCCGGGCCTGCCCGTGTGCGAGCAGCTGGACTGCGGCGAACCGATCGAGGAAGCACGCCAGCGCCTGGGCGCCCGGATGTGCACCGACTGCCAGCGCGAGGAGGACATCCGCGCGCACCAATACGCACCTGGGAGGGGAAGGTGACCCATGGGACTTCCGCGAGGCCGCCGCTGGGTGGACTTGCCGCGCAAGGCGGCGCCGACGGCGCTGCAGTGGATGCAGGTGTGCGCCGAGTTGGCGCGCGCGGACCTGCCGCCGTCGAACGACCCGGATCCGATCGCGACGCGCGACCAGCGGCATCGCGAGGTGGAAGCGGCCAGGCGAAGGCAGGGCGAGCTGAAGCTCAGCAGCGCCTGAGCGACCGCTCGTTCAAGCGGCTGGTCGAGGACTTCGAGGCCATGACGCCGGAAGTCCGCAAGGCAGAGCTGGCCTGGCGCAAGCGCATGATCCCCAAGCTGCAGCGCGAGTACGCCGCCGGCCAGCAGGCCGACAAGCGCGTGCGCCGCAAGGCGGCCGCGAAATGAGGGCCTTTCGATCCCCGCGCCCCTTGGTGAGAGGATGCGCGCGCGCGATCGCAGCGGCTGACGGCGGGCGGCGCGCCGCGTCATCGGTCGGGCAGGGGGCCGGTCATGGGTCCTCCCTGGCGACCCCCCACGCGGGTAATTCGGACCGCGTTCGCTGGGTAGTCAGCGGGCGCGCGGGTTACTGAAATGGCCGCCTCGAACTACGACGACGTCGTTCGGCAGCTCACTGCGGCCGGTCTGATCCTCCCCCGCGGGGGGCTGGAGATCGGATCGGCGCGTACGGTCCGCTGCCAGGTCCAGGACGGCGGCCGGGAGAAGCGCGGCTGGTACAGCCTGCACGAGCTCCCGTCGACCGCGAACCCAGGCGACTTCATCATCGTCGGCAGCTACGGCATCTGGCGCGGCAACGAGCCGAACAGCCAGAAGATCGAGCTGTCGAAGAAGGACCCGCTGACGGCCGACCAGGCCGCGGCGCTGCGCAAGAAACTCGCGGACGACCGCAAGCGGGTGGAGCGCGAGCGCGCACAGGAAGCCGCGCGCGCCGCCGGCGTGACAGCGAAGGCCTGGGCCGCGCTTAGCCCGGAGGGCGAATCGCCCTACCTCAAGGCCAAGGGCGTGGGCGCCCACGGCCTGAAGTTCACGAAGCACGGCACCGCCGTGCTGCCTCTGGTCGACACCACCGGCAAGGTCCACGGCCTGCAGTTTCTGCGCACCGCGGCCCAGGCGAAGGAAGGCCGCCGACCGGCGAAGGAGTTCTGGCCGGTCGGCGTGGCCAAGAAGGGCCACTTCCACCTAATCGGACACCAGCCGCACTGGATCGTGCTGGTGGCCGAAGGCTACGCCACCGCGGCGTCGCTGTACGAGGCGACGGGCTACCCGGTGGCCGTGGCGTTCGACGCTGGCAACTTGCTCGCGGTGGCCGAGGCGCTGCGCAAGCGCTACAAGAAGGCGCGCATCCTGGTGTGCGCCGACGATGACTGCTTCACCGACGGCAACCCCGGCATCACGGCGGCCAGCGCCGCCGCGCTCGCTGTCAACGGCGCGTGGCTCGCGCCGGCGTTCGCCGACGAGGACGCGCGCCAGGCCAAGCACGCGGCCAGCGGCCACAAGCTCACCGACTTCAACGACCTCCACGCCCTGGAGGGCATCGCCGCCGTCGGCGCGCAGGTGCGTGCTCGCCTCTCGGAACTGCGCTGGGACCCCCCGCAATTGCGCGCGGTTTCTTCCTCCACAACCGGGGAGGGGGGCGGCAAGCTGCGCGTCATCCAGCACCTCGACGACCTGCTCGAGCGCTACGCGCTGGTGTACGCCGCCGGCGGCGCAGTCTTCGACAAGGCCGAGCATTGCCTGCTGCCGCTCACCGACATGCGCAACCTCTGCATCCGTGCGGACCTGCACAAGGCGTGGATGGAGCACCCCGACCGCAACGTCGTGCGCCAGGACGAAGTGGGCTTCGACCCGGCCGAGACCGACCCCAAGATCACCTGCAACCTGTGGGGCGGCTGGCCCACCACGCCGCGCAAGGGCAAGTGCGATCGCCTGCTCGAGCTGCTGCACTACATGTGCAGCGGCGAGGCCAACAGCCGCGACCTGTACGACTGGGTGCTCAAGTGGGTCGCGTACCCGATCCAGCACCCGGGCGCAAAGCTGAAGTCCACCATCGTCGTGCACGGTCCGCAGGGCACCGGCAAGAACCTGTTCTTCGAAACGGTGATGGCCATCTATGGCAAGTACGGCCGCATCCTCGATCAGGACGCCCTGACCGACAAACACAACGACTGGGCCAGCCGCAAGCTGTTCCTGATCGCCGACGAGGTGGTCGCCCAGGCGCACCGTTTCGAGGTCAAGAACAAGCTGAAGACGCTGATCACCGGCACGTGGATCCGCATCAACCCCAAGCACATCGCCGCATACGACGAGGCCAACCACGTCAACCTGGTGTTCCTGTCGAACGAATCGATGCCGGTGGTGCTCGAGGAAGACGACCGGCGGCACTGCATCATCTGGACGCCGCCGAAGAAGCCGAAGGAGTTCTACGCAGAGCTCCTCCGCGAGATCGAGAGCGGCGGCGTCGAGGCCCTGCACGATTACCTGCTGCACCTGGACCTCGGCGATTTCAACCCCGGCACGCTGCCGCCAGACACCGAAGCCAAGCGCGAGCTGATCGACTTGGCGCAGGACAGCCCGGTGGAGTTCGTCGATGCGGTCTTCCGGGTGGACTTCCCTCAGCTCATCGCCGACGGCGCGGTGCTGGCCGGGCTGACGCAGGACTGGTTCGAGGTCTACCGCCACTGGTGCGGCCAGGTGGGGGTCAAGCCCGCGTCGCTGAAGCGGTTCGTCAACGCGATCGAGAAGAAGCGGGGCATGCGCGCAGAACGCAAGCGCTACCTCGTCGAGGCGGAGTTCGAGATGCCAGAGAAGGTGGGGCCGCACAGCGTGCTCACCTTCGGGGGCCAGCCCCCCGAAGGTGCCGACGAAGCCGTCTGGCTCGGCCGCCAGGTGTCCGCGCTCAAGCTGCGCCTGGGCGCGCTGAAGGGGTCGCGATGACCGGCCACGCGCCTGTGCGGCCACCGTCCCCGCACAGTGCCGGCACCTGTGCGGGCAGAAATGGCGCTACGACGCGCCTGTGCGGCCTGTGCGGGCAGATTGCGCGCCCGCGTACGCGAGGGGCACTCCGCCAGTGCGCCCACCCGCGCCCGCACATGCGCGCACACGGGACGTACGCCGCACAGGCCGCACAGGCCGCACAGGCCTGCACGATCAGGCACTTGCGCGCTGCGCTCCCCGCACACGTGCCCGCACCGCCCGCGCGGATGCCGCACAGGCCCGGTCGCGGGCGCGCGCGCGACCTTCTCGCTTCGACCCTCGAAAAGAAAATGGAAGGAGCCCGCCTCGATGGCTGAGCCACGGCAGCTGCCCGACACCCTGGGGTTCCGCGAGTTCGCGACGCTCATGGGCTTCCGGCCCAGCTACGTCACCGAGCTCAAGGGCAAGGGCCACCTGGTGCTGACCGACGATGGCCGGCGAGTGCGCGTCGCCGAGAGCCGCCGGCTGTTGGCCGACCTGGCCGACCCTACGAAGGCCGGCGTCGCGGCCCGCCACGCGGCTACGCGCGGCGCGGCGAGCCCATCCCCCTCCATCACCCAGGATGCGGGGCAGGGCGCCGCCGGCGGAGACGAGGAGGGCGGGGACCGCTCGCCCGTTCCCTACACCGATCCGCTGGCCATCCGCCGTGCCCGCGCCCAGGCGGAGCGCGAGGAAGCGCTGGCGCGCAAGGCCCTGCGCGAAGAGCAGCAGGAGCTGGGCGAGCTGTTGCAGCGCGAGGACGTGCTGGCGGTGATCGCCGACGCCATCACCACGCTGCGCACCGGCCTGGAGAACCTGCCGAACACCCTGTCGGCCTCGCTCGCCGCGGAGCAGGCCGAAGAGCGCTGCCGCGTGATCCTGGCAAACGGCATCGAGCACGCGCTCGAGGAGTTGAGCCGGAAGTGCCGACAGATTGGAACCCTTGAGACGACCGGAGGAAGCAGATGAGCCACAGGTACAAGCTCCATGACCAAATTCCAAACGACGTTCTGGCAACTCGCCTGGACGAACTCTCCAACGCCATCACAGACGGAAAGGAGGCGCGGGATCGTGAGTTCACCATGCGGATCCCGGCGGAGCCTGACAGGGACGCTGACCTGGTTCTTGCAGCGGCGGCCCGGCGGATCCGCGAGTACGCGAAGTTCTCGCCTCAGTTCGCAGCTGTCGTGGCTGCTCGCACGGTCGAGCAAGAGAACCGTGCTTGCCTCGAGCTCGCGCGTGCCCTCAACGCTGATCTCGATCGTGTGCTGCATGTGGATATGGAAGAGAAGCCGCTCTAGGCGCCCATGACCTACGCCGCCGCCCGCCCCCTGGTCTACCAGACCGTCGCGAAGTCGATCGCGCCGCGCAAACCCATGCGCGTCAGCGAGTGGGCGGAGGCGAAGCGGATCCTGTCGACCAAAGGCAGCCAGAACGCGGCGAAGTGGCGCAACGAGACCAACCCGCTGCAGGTCGAGATCATGGATTGCTTCAGTGCGCGCAGCCCGGTGCGCGACGTGGTGGCGCGCCTGCCCATCCAGTTCGGCAAGTCGGAGATCGAGACCAACATCCTCGGCTACACCATGTGCGAAAACCCGATGCCGATCATCGTGGCGCTGCCGGCCGAGGTCTCCATGAACAAGTGGATCGACCAGAAGCTCAACCCGCTGATCGAAGAGACGCCGGCCATCCATGCGGTGCTCACCAGCATGTCCAGCCGCGAGGCGTCCAACCGCCGCACGTTCAAGGATTTCCACGGCGGCCAGCTGTACGTCGAGCACGCCGGCAACCCGGTGCGGCTCAAGTCGACGTCCGCCGGCATGGTGCTGGCCGATGAGTTCAGCAGCTTCGCCTCGCTGCTCAAGTCCGGAGACGACCCGGCCGAAATGCTCGACGGCCGCACCTCCGCCTTCCCGTCGAAGTACAAGCGGCTCAAGGTGGGCACGCCCGAGATCGCCGGCCGCTGCCGCATCACCGAGCTCTACGACAAGTCCGACCAGCGCCGCTACCACGTGCCGTGCCCGGACTGCGGCCACGAGCAGCCGCTGGAATGGAGCGGGCTGCAGTGGACGCCCGACGGCATGCACGCCTGGTACGTCTGCCGCGAGTGCGGCGTGGTGATCGAGGAGCACCAGAAGACCGCCATGATCGCGCGCGGCCGCTGGGTCGCCGAGAACCCCGGCGCGCGGATCCGCGGCTACCACGCCAACGCCCTCTACTACCCGATCGGCCTGGGCCCGCGCTGGGTGGAGCTGGTGGCCATGTGGCGCGATGCCCAGGGCGACCCGGCCAAGCTGAAGACCTTCATCAACGACCGCCTCGCCGAGCCGTGGGAAGACCCGTCCATGCGCGCGGTGAAGTTCAACATCATTGCCGACCGCGCCGAGCCGCTGCCGCTGCGCCCGGTGCCCAACTGGGTGCTGGCCGTCACCGCCGGCATCGACACGCAGGACAACCGCCTGCCGGTGCAGATCGTCGGCTGGGGCCGCGGCATGACCTGCTGGCCCATCGACTACGTGGAGCTCCCGGGCGACCCCAACGAGGACGAGGTGTGGACCGCGCTCACCGCGCTGCTCAACGCGCCGATCGAGCGCGCCGACGGCGCCGTGCTGCGCGTCGACGCCGCCCTGCAGGACATGCTGGGCCACCGCACCGAGGCGGTGAAAGCCTACGTGCGACAGAAGCGCGTCCGCCGCCTGGTGGCCGGCTTCGGCGCCACCGCAAACAACGCCCCGTCCCTGGGCAAGGCCAGGCTGCACGACATCAACTACCGCGGCATGGTCGACAAGCGCGGTGTCCACGCATACCCGGTGGGCACCGTGGCCATCAAGCACCACCTGTTCGCCATGCTGAGCACCGATGCCGACAAGCCTGCCGAGGAGCGCAAGGTGCGCTTCAGCGACGAACTCAGCCGCGACTACTTCGGCGGCCTGGTGTCGGAAACCTACGACCCCCGCAAGAACCGCTTCGAGAAGATCCGCGGCACCCCGCGCAACGAGCCGCTCGACACCTGGGTGTACGCCTACGCCGCCGCCCTGCACCCGGAGCTGCGCCTCCACCGCTGGACCCGCGCCAACTGGGACGTCCGCGAGGCGCAGGTGCTGGCCAGCATCCAGCGGCCTGCCGCCAATGATGATTCCCGTGAAACACCGGCGCCGGCGGCGCGGGCAGCCGCGCGCCCTCAGGATTCCCGTGGAACACGTCCGCGCCCGCGCGGCTTTGATGCGAAGGATGGGTGGTCGCTATGAGGCGCAAGCCACGCGAGACGGAGCGACAGCTGCGCGCGCGGATCCTCGAGGGCATGGTCCGGGACATTGGAATCAGCGAGCGGATGGCCCAGCCGTTCGTGGACTCGGTGATGAGCTGCTTTGCAGGGGAGCGCGTGTACTTTCCGGCGACCGATAGAAAATATCCGTTGCTCCACATCCGCGCCGCGCTCGAGCGTGGGGTGCCGGCAAAGCGCGTTCTCACGGAGTTCGAGCTGAGCCGTCGAACCTTGCATCGCCTGTTCCCGGGCGGGCTGCCGAAGTGCGAAAAGGCGGCAAACGACGACTAATTGCCACGTTTGGCAAAAGTTGGCGCAACGTCACGAAGCGGCCTTTCAATTTCAGCAGCTTAGAGGCGACGCTGTGCCAGCGTTCGCGTATTTTTGGCACGGCCGGAACGTCACGCTGTTGTCATGGCAACAGCGCAGGAAATGGTCGAGTTCTACACGCAAGCCGAGCAGCGCGTGCTGCAGGGTCAGCGCGTGCGGCATGGCGATCGTGACCTGACCCTCGCCGACCTGGAGCAGATCCGCGCCGGCCGCCGTGAATGGCAGGCGCGCGTGGACGCCGAAGGGCGCCGCGGCCGCGCAGGCTGGGCCAACGCCGATTTCGGCGGGGTGACCTGATGGGCACCGCAGTCGTCGCCCGTGAGCGCCTAGGTTCGGTGCTGGCCGCCGACAAGCAGGTGAGGGTGGTCGAAGCCCGCGCCGCCGACGTCATCGCGGCGAAGGACGTGCGCATTCGCCAGCTGGACGAGCAGGTGCGGATCACCGCCCGCGCCCACGAAGTCACCCGCCCATCGCGCCACCGCAAGCTGGCGCGCGACTGGGGCAGCGGCAACGCCATCGTCGGCATGGACGCGCGCCAGCTGCGCGACCAGGCGCGCCACCTCGAGCGCGACCTCGACCTCGCCGACAACGCGCTCAACGTGCTGGTGCAGAACACCGTGGGCAGCGGCATCGACGTGCTGGCCGCGCCGCGCCTGCCGGGCCAGCCGATCAACCGCGCGCTCGCCGAGCAGATCGACGACCTGTGGGACAGCTGGTGGGACGCGCCCGAGGTCACCCGCCTGCACGACTACGGCGCCTGCCAGCAGCTGCTGGCCCGCACCTGGTTCCGCGATGGCGAGGCCTACTACCAGGACCTGCTGGGCCCGGTGGCCTTCCTCGAGCATGGCACCGACGTGCCCTACAGCATCGAGATGATCGAGCCGGACATGATCCCGCTCGACCTCACCGACCCCTCGCGCAACATCCTGCAGGGCGTGGAGCGCAACGCCTGGGGCCGGCCCATCGCCTTCCACGTCTACAAGCATCACCCGGGCGAAGGCCTGGGCTGGAATGCCGAGACCAAGCGCGTCGGCGCCGACGTACTGCACGGCATCCGCAACCTCAAGCGCCTGCACCAGGTGCGCGGCCTGTCGGTGTTCGCATCGTCCATGTCCCGCTTCGAGGACGTGAAGGACTACGAAGAGTCCGAGCGCATCGCGGCCAAGGTGGCCGCGTCGATGTGCGCCTTCATCAAGAAGGGCAACCCCGACCGCTACGGCGAGAACGGCGGCGGCCTGGTGGGCGAGATGACCATCGCCGAGCCAGGCGACCGCAGCCTGCGCATGGCGCCCGGCATCGTCTTCGACGACCTGTTGGCCGGCGAGGACATCGGCACCATCGCCAGCAACCGCCCCAACCCCAACGCCGCCACCTGGCGCAAGGAGCAGCTGCGCGCCGCTGCCGGCGGTATCGGCGTGAGCTACAGCAGCCTGTCGCTGGACTACAACGGCACCTATTCCGCGCAGCGCCAGGAGCTGGTGGAAAAGTGGGGCGGTTACCTGATCCTGGCCGAGCGTTTCATTGCCATGGCGGTGCGCAAGCAGCGCATGCGCTTCATCGAGGCCGCTCTGCTGGCCGGCAAGATCCGCGCGCCGCGCGGCTGGCAGCTCAAGCACGTGGCGGCCAGTACCTACGTGCGCCCGGTCATGCCCTGGATCGACCCGCTGAAGGAAGCCTACGCCCGCGGCGAGGCCGAGGACCGCGGCTGGACGTCGCCCCAGCAGAACACCCTGCAGTACGGCAACAACCCCGAAGAGGTTGCGCGGCAGATCGACGACTGGCGCGAGCGCGGCGAGGGGCCGCAGCCGCCGGCCAACAAGCTCAGGGCATCCACCCGCGCGGACGTACGTAACGCCACCGTAACCGCAATGCTGAGGGACTGACATGCGCAAGACCATCCTCGCGCTCGCACTGGGCACCATCCTGGCTGACGCCGGCGACGGCACCTCCCGCGGCTACTTCAAGGTGGTCGCGGCTGCCGACGATACCGCCGAGGTCTACGTCTACGGCGCCATCGGCCCGTCGATCTTCCTGGACTCGGTCTCCGCGCGCCAGCTGGCGAAAGACATCGCCGCCATCACCGCCAAGACCATCCACGTCCGCATCAACTCCGAGGGCGGCGTGGTCCCGGACGGCATCGCCATCTACAACGCGCTCAAGTCGCACTCCGCGCGCAAGGTGGGCTTCGTCGATGGCCAGGCCGCCTCCATCGCCTCGCTGGTGCTGATGGCCTGCGACGACGCCGTGGTGTACCCGACTTCGCTGGTCATGGTGCACGCGCCGGCCACGATCGCCAAGGGCAATGCGGCCGACTTCCGCGAGTTCGCCGAGACGCTGGAGACCCACGCCCGTGCCATGGCCGAAGCCTACGTGGCCAAGACCGGCAAGGAGGCCGAGGTCAAGAAGCTGCTCAGCGATGGCCGCGACCACTGGTACACCGGCGCCGAGGCCGTGGACTTCGGCTTCGCCGACCGCGTCGAGGACACCGCGCCGGTGGCCGTGGCCGCGGAGGCCGCCAGTGTCGTGGCCATGACCAGTTACCTGGCTGCTGTCGAGCGTGCGCCGGCGCCGGTCACCGCGTGCCTGCGCACGCACATCACCGCAACGCTCACCCCCCACGTCTTCGCCTCGTTGCCCGAGGTGTCACAGCAGGCCGTCATCGGCCAACTCGAGGATCCCACCATGAAACAGCGTTACAACGATCTGCTCATCCTCGCGACGGCCGGCAACACCCCGGCGGCCGGCGTGCAGGCCACGGCAGGCGCCCCGGCGGCGCCGGCCGCGCCCGCCGCCCCCGCCGCTCCGGTGGTCGCTGCCTCGCAGGCGGCGCCGGCAGATGCGTTCGCGCAGATCCGCGCGCGCAACACCGACATCCGCGCCCTCGCCGAACCGCACATGGCCAATGCCCAGGTGCGCGCCTACGTCGACACGGTGATCGCCGAGGCAAACCCGGCCATCACCGCCGACGTGGTCGGCCGCCAGATACTGGCGATGCTGGCAACCGGCGCCGCGCCGATCGCGGGTACGGCGACGGTCACCGCCGGTGCGGACCAGCGCGACCAGACCCGCGCCGCGATGCTCAACGCGATCGAGGCCCGCGCCGGCACCGCCCAGGCCGATGGCCAGAATCCGTTCCGTGGCCATTCTCTGAGTGAGCTGGCGCGCGAGTGCGTGGTGGCCACGGGCGCCAGCGTCAACGGGCGCGACCGCCTCGAGATCGTCGGCCTGGCCTTCACCCACTCGACGTCGGACTTCCCGGGCCTGCTCGGTGCCGCCGCGCGCAAGGCCGTCCTGCGCGGGTACGAGGAAGCGGAGGAGCAGATCGACCAGTTCACCCGCGCGGTGAGCGTGCCGGACTTCAAGCCGACCAACCTGGTGGGCCTGGGCGCCTTCTCCGACCTGCTGGTCGTGCCGGAGGGCGCCGAGTTCAGGTACGGCACCTTCAGCGAGCAGTCGCAGGCGATGCAGATCGTCACCTACGGCCGCCTGTTCTCGATCACCCGCCAGGCGATCATCAACGACGACCTGGGCATCTTCAACGAGGTGCCGCGCAAGCTGGGCCAGGCCGCCCGCCGCACCATCGCCAAGGCGGTGTTCAACCTGATCAACAGCAACCCCACGCTGGCCGACGGCAAGGCCCTGTTCCACGCAGACCACGGCAACCTGCTGACCGGCGCCGCCATCAGCACCACCAGCGTCGACGCCATGCGCGTGGCGATGGGCCAGCAGAAAGACCCGGACGGCAACCGCATCCGCGTGCCGATGAAGTCCCTGCTCACCCCGCTGGCGCTGGGTGGCCTGGCCCGTACCGTGCGCGAGAGCCAGTACGAGGTGTCGGGTGGCAAGAACCTGACCACGCCGAACATCGTGCGCAACACGTTCGACGTGATCGACGACGGCCGCCTGGACGACGCCAGCGCCACCGCCTGGTACGGCATCGCCAACCCGGCGTTCGTCGACGGCATCGTCATCGGCTACCTCAACGGCAACCAGACGCCGTACCTGGAGCAGCAAGAGGGCTTCACGGTCGACGGCGTTGCCTGGAAGGTTCGCCTCGACGCCGCGCCGGCCATCGCCGACTACCGCGGCATCTACAAGAACCCCGGCGCGTGACGGGAAGGGGGTGAGGGCGGCCTCCCGCGCGCCCTCACTCCGATCTCGCAGCACAAGCCTCCACCCCCTCGTCCCACCGGAGAAAGACTATGAAGAACGCATACCAGGACGGCCGCGTGCTGGAAGTCCTGCTCACCGCCGATGTCGCCAGCGGCGGCGTGGTGGCCCAAGGCCGGCTGCTCGGCGTGGCCGTCACCAACGGCAAGGCTGGCGACACCATCGCCGTGTACGTGGAAGGCGTGTTCCGCCTGCCCAAGCTGGGCACCGCGGCGATCGCCGCGGGCGACACGCTCACCTGGGACCTCAACCCTGGCCGCGTGATCGTCGCGTCCGCTGCCACCGGCGATGTCGAGAACTTCGGCTACGCCGTCGAGGCTGCTGGCAACGGCGCCACCGAGGTGCTGGTGCGCCTGTGCCCCGGCATGGGCGTGCCGAAGGCCGCGTAAACCACGGGACCGTCGCCGCCAAGCCGGTTTCGGCGGCGACGGGTTTTTCTTCAGTAGTCGGGCAGGGGCGATGAGCGAACCAGCGATGCACGTCGAAGACGCCATGGATTCGAAGCTGGCGAAGACCTTCGTCAGGATCTGCGTCTGGCTGGCGCCTTTCGTCATCGGGGCGTTCGGCTACTTCATCAGCGCCCAGCTCGGCGACATCAAGAAGCTGCAGCACGAGCAGAAGTCGCTGCAGCAGGACCAGGCCACAAAGCACGAGCAGGTGGCCAGCGACGTCAAGGTGCTCAAGGCCACGCTGGACAACGGCGTGATCTGGCGCATCACCGAGCTTGAGCGTCGCCTCAATACCGTGGAACAGGCCACGAGAACCCCATGACCGACCACTTCCCCAGCTTCATCGACCGCCTGCTCGCCCACGAGGGTGGCTACTCCGCCGACCGCACCGACCCGGGCAACTGGACGGGCGGTGCCGTTGGCGTCGGCCAGCTCAAGGGCACCAAGTTCGGCATCGCGGCGAACACGTACCCCACGCTCGACATCCGCAACCTCACCCGCGACCAGGCGATCGCGATCTACCGTCGCGACTTCTGGCTGCGCGCCAAGTGCGACCAGCTCCCGCGCGCCGTCGCTTTCCAACTGCTGGACGGCGCGGTGAACAGCGGCATCGGCCAGGCCGCCCGCTGGCTGCAGCGCGCCGCGAGCGTGGCCGACGACGGCCTGATCGGCCCGATGACGCTGGCCGCCGTGAAGCGGATGGACCCCAACGACCTGGTGCTGCGCTTCAACGCCCAGCGCCTGGACTTCATGACCCGGCTGAAGAACTGGCCCAACCACGGCGCGGGCTGGGTGCGCCGCATCGCCGCCAACCTCAACCACGCCGCCACCGACAACTGAGGCCTACCCATGAACTGGATTCTCACGCTGTTCCTCATTGCCATCGTCGTGCTGGCGTGGATCTTCTACGACAAGTTCACCCGGCGCGGCGCGGTGCCGCTGGACATCGCCCTGGAGAGCTACACGGCATGGCTGGCGCTGCTGGGCGTGGTGCTGGGTGACTACCTGGTGGCGCTGTTCCAGTGGGGCGCGCAGCACGTGGACCTCTTGCAGGCGCAGTTCGGGACCCTGCTGGCCGAGCCCTCGCTCGGCGCCTTCGTCCAGGTGCTCTCCGGCATGTTCCTGCTGCTGCGGCTGAAAGGGCAGGGCCTGCCGGGCTTCAAGCTACCGTCCTACCCGGACCCGACCGACCAGGCGGGCGCCTGACGCCATGACGGGCCTGCTGGCCAAGCTGACCGTGACGCCACTGCTGTGGGCCTGTGGCCTGCTGCTGGTGGCCGTGGCCGCGCTTGGCGCGCGGGTGCAGGTGTTGGGCGCGGGCGTGGCCTCGGCCGAGTCTGCCACGGCGGCCGCCACGGCCCGCGCAGACCAGCACGTCGCCGAGCGCGACGCCTGGAAGCACGCCGCGCGCACCCTGCAGGGCGCCGCGGCGAAGTGGCAAACCGCCTTCGGCACCATGCAGCAGCTGCTCACCCAGGCGCAGGGTGAAGCCCGCCGCCTGGACCAGGCCGGCCGGGACGCCATCGCCGCGGCCCGCGAAAGAGAAGCCGAAGCCAACCGTGCGCTGGCCAGCTGGACGCAGCGCTACGCCGACCAAGTGCGCGCCGACGACTGCGCCGCGGCGCTCAACGCCGTGCAGCAGGCGTGCCCTGCATTCGGAGGCTACTGACCATGCGCCCGCTTATCGCCATCGCCCTCGCCGTTGCGCTTGCCGGCTGCTGCCGCGATCGCCACGACCTCAAGCCCGACGTGCCGGACGCCGGCACTGTCGTTGCGCCCGAGGTCATGGTGGTGGAGAAGCACGTGTACGTGCCCATCCCCGCCGAGATCACTCGGCCCGAGCCGATCGCCGAAGGCCCTATCGCCCAATGCTTCGAAGTCGCCGCCCAGCGCCGCGCCGCCCTCGAGCGCGCGAACGCCAAGATCGCCCAGTGCGCCGCGGTGCAGGGCACCGAGGTGGAGCCGTGAACGGCGCCCGGTTTGAGGTGTTCCAGGACCGCGCTGGTGCCTGGCGCTGGCGCCTGGTGGCCGCCAACAGCCGCATCGTGGCCGTCGGGGAGGCGCACACCCGCGAAGCGGACGCGCTGCGCGCCGCGCGGACCGTCGTGCGCGTTGCGCCGGGCGCGCAGCTCGTTGCCCCCTCGCTCGCAGTCAAGGCGGCCCGCCGATGAGCCAACGCGCCTTCCTCAATGCCTTCGACGCGCTGGCCCATCAGGCCTTCGCCGCCGCCGGCCTGGCCGACACCGGCCGGTACACGCCACCCGATGGGGGTCCCTCCATCCCCGTACGCGTGCTGGTCGACCGCAGCACGCAGCAGCTGGGCCAGTTCGGCACTGTCAACGCGCCTGCCGTGACCGTCGGCTACCTCACGGCCGATGTGGACCCGGCGGCCGGCGGCGTCCTGCTGGTCGACGGCGACACTTACCGCAACGTGCGCGAAATCGACAACGACGGCGCCCTCAGCCGCTGGGAGGTGCGCCGTGGCTGAGCCGGGCACCTGGCTGGCGCTGGAGCTGCTGCGAGACAGGCTGCAGCAGATCCGGATCGAGGACGGCTACCACACCGACCTTGGTCTGGGCGCCATGCACCTGGAGCGCAACCAGGCGCTGGAGGCAGATGCGCCGTTCACCCTGCTGGTGGCCACGGCCATCGACCCGCTGCCCGATGCCAGCGGCCGAACCATCGAGGTCAGCGCCATCGCCTGGACCATCGAGTACGTGCTGCCGCTCGACGGCGCCGGTGGCGTTGGGCCGGACCGCCTGGCCCATCGCGGCCGCGCCGATGTGGTTCGCGCACTGGGCGGCGACCTGCGCGGCGAGGCCGTCCGCCTCAGCAACCTGCGCATCGACGGATGCGAGATCACCGGCGACACCGATGCGCGCGGCGCCGCGGTCGTCATCACCCAGGTCACCGGCCGCATCGATGTGACCGAAACCAAGCAACGCGCCACCCTCTGAACCGGAGACATCACCCATGGCCACCCCTGCAGTACGTCAATTTGCCGGAGACATCCGGTTCTGGGAAATCGGCGCCGGCGGCGCCCGCAAGCCCGTCATCCCCGAGCCCACCGACCCCACCGGCAACCAGCCCATCGAAACCAACTCGCTGGTGTTCGGCTACGAAGCCGGTGACGAGGTCAACGTGGTCAGCAAGCGCCGCGGCGCGCGCTACAACCAGCCGATCCACAGCGAGACCCAGCCGGGCACCACCAACGTCACCACCACGCTGCTCGAGGTGCCGCCGCTGATCCTGGCGCGCATGCTGTTCGGCGAGGGCACCAGCGGCGTGGTGAGCGCCGGCGCGGTATCGGCGGTCGCCCACACCGTGGCCGTGGCCGGCGTGCCATACCAGCTGCCGCACCGCATGTTGCTGGCGTCCCCGGCGCCCGTGGTCTCGAAGGACGGCGACCCGTTGACCGCCGGCACCGACTACGTGATCGACCTCCGCCGTGGCCAGCTGATCGCCAAGTCGAACGAGATCACCGACGGCACCGAGCTGGCGATCAGCTACAGCTACGGGGCCCACGTCTCGACCAAGATCGAGGGCGGCGCCACTCCCACCAAGTCGTTCTACATCGACGGCGACATGGAAGACCGCATCAGCGGCGAGAACGGCGAGCTGCGCATCCCCCAGGCCAACCTGACCACCGATGGCGATGTGGACTGGCTGTCGGCAGAGCCCATCCAGGTGACGCTCACCGGCCCGGTGATCGTCGCAGCGGGCGAGACGGCGCCGTACACGTTCGAGACCTACCGGGCCTCGGCGTAACCGGTGCGGCCGGCGCTCGCCATGCTGGCCCGTGAGGCGGCGGCTGCCCGAGTGCAGCCGCCGCTTTACGGCGTGGGCGGGGAGGGCTGATGGCTCGCGAGCGCAACAGCGCGGTCAAGTTCTATACCAGCGGCAAGCTGGCCAAGGACCTGCACGGCATCACCGACGGCCTCGATGGCGTGCTGAAGGCCTGGGACACGGCCACGTTGCGGGCCGTCTCCGGCCTGCGTCGCCGTGCGGTGCCGGCCGCAGTGCGTGCCATGCGGCAGAACTACAACGTCAATGCGTCCACCGTGCGCTCGCGCGTGCGGCTGGATGGCGGTGCCCGGCGGCCGAAACGCGCCGACCGCAGCGAGTTCATCAGCCTATGGGCCAGCACCCGGCGCTTGCCGCTGCTGGAGTTCGGCGGCCGCTGGGGGGGCATGCGCACCGCCGGTGCACGCGCCACGGTGGTCCGCGGCGCCAGCAAGGTATACCAAGGCGCCTTCATCAGCACTGTGCAGGGCCTGCGCGCCATCCGCCAGCGCGCCTTCGATCCGGCCAAGGGCCGGCGCCACGGCCGTGGCCCGCTGCAGATGCTGCGCGGGCCGTCTGCGTTCGAAATGCTCTCCGGCCTCGACCACGCCCCGGCCCGCGCCTCGCGCGATGCGGTGCTCGAGGAACTGACCACCTTCTACCGCAGCGAACTGCGCCGGCAATGGGCGCTGCAGCGAGGCCACCGTGGCTGATCGTCTGGAAGAAGCCTTCCGCTTGGTGTTCGAAACTTCCGGTGAGCGGGGTATCGACGCACTGCGCGACGCCCTGTCGAAGTTGGGCGTGGAGGGCACCGACGCCGGCAAGGACGTGGCGGAGGCGATCGACAAGATCACCCGCAACAGCGAAGACCTGGAGCGGGTCAACGCCTTCGTCAAGCTGAAGCAACAGCTCGTCGACACCGAGGCCCAGCTGGCCAAGGCCCAGCAGGGCGCGCAGGAACTGTTTCGCACGTTCAGCGCCGACGATGCCAGCAGCAGCCGCATCAAGAAGCTGCAGGACGAGGCCCGCAAGTCGGTCAACAGCCTGTCCGAGGCGGCCATCCGGCAGCGCGATCAGCTGCAGCGCATCCGGGGCGAGCTGGACAAGTCCGGTATCAGTACCCGCAACCTGGGTAGTGCGCAGGGCGAACTGCGCCGGCGCATGGAGGAAGCCCAGGGCCAGCTGCGGCGCACCGTGGACAACGTGCAGCGATACCGCAGCGAGTCGCTGAAGGCGGCCAAGGATATCCCGGCCAGCAACGAGCGCATCGTCCAGAGTTACGGCAAGGTGGGCGGCGCGCTCCACCGGCTGCGCAGCATCGCCGCGCCGGTGCTGGCGCTGCTGTCGTTCGAAGGCGCGCGCCGCGGCATCGACAACCTGACTGAAGTGGCCCGGAAGGCCGAGGACGCGCGGCGATCGCTGGGCGAGATGTACAAGGATGCCGATCTCGGCAATCGTGTCTATGCCCAGCTGGAAGTCATCGCCCGCCGCAATGGCCTGTCGATGGACGCCGCCGTGGCGGCGGCGCAGAAGCTCAAGAACTTCGGGCTGGATCCCCTCAACGGCTCGCTGCAGGCCCTGATCGACCAGAACGCCGCGGTGGGCGGGAGCCAGCAGGACCTCGAGGGCAAGATCCTGGCGCTTGGCCAGGCCTGGGCGAAGCAGAAGTTGCAGGGGGAGGAGATCCTGCAGTTGGTCGAGCGCGGCGTGCCGGTGTGGGACCTGCTTCAGAAGGCCACCGGCAAGAACGTGCAGGAGCTGCAGAAGCTCAGCGAGGCCGGCAAGCTGGGGCGCGATGTCATCGCCCAGCTTTACCAGACCATCGGTCAGGAGAGCGCCGGTGCGGCCCAGCGTTCACTTGGGGCCCTCTCCGGGCTGATCGCGCAGAGCTCGGCGCGCTGGCTGGAGTTCCGCCAGCGCATCGTCGACGCCGGCGTGGGCGAATACCTCAAGCAGCAGCTACGGTCGATCCTCGACAGCACCGGAGGCATGGATGCGCTGGCCAAGCGCATCAGCGACGGCGTCATCAGCGCGCTGGAGGCCCTGCGGCGCCTGGGCACCTCCCTGGCGCCCTTGGGCGCGCTCGTTCGTGATGGCGCGCTGGCGCTGGCCGAGCATGCGCGGCAGGTGGTGTTCCTGGGCAAGGTCTATGCGCTGCTGAAGTTGACCCAGCTGGCCGCGCAGTACTCCGCACTGACGCGGGCCACGCTGGCCAACGCCGCGGCCTCCACGACGGCCGGCAACGCCGCGGCCGGCGCGGCCGGCAAGGTGGGGCTGCTCGGGGCCGCGGTGGGGCGCATCCCCACGCTACTGCGCCTCAGCGTGGCGGTGATCGGAGTTGACTGGGCTATCCAGCAGTTCCGCGAACTCGAGCAGGCCATGCTGGACAAGCAGGTGGCCCAGCAGGCGCAGGAGCGCTTCGAGATCGCCCAGCGCGACCTGGTGCGCGAGCAACTGGCGCTCGGGCAGCAGCTGCAGCAGCTCTACCGCGCCAGTGCCGACACGGCCATCAAAAGCGCAGCCGACGTCACCCGGCTCAACCGGGACCAGGCCGAGTCGTACAAGTTCGCGCTCGAGCAGGCGCGCCAGTATTACGCGGGGGTGATTCGCGAGGCGCGGGCCACCGGCGACGCGACGCGAGAGGCCATGGGGCGCCAGCAGTTCGAGGCCCTGCAGCAGGCGCTGGTGGCCGTTCAACAGCGAATCACCGAGATCGGCAACGCGGCCGTGCGGGAGAACCGCGTCAAGCTCATGGCGATCGAGGCAGTTGAGGCTTTCGACCGCCTGATCGCCAAGGGCGAGTCCACCCGCAAGGCGGTCGACGGGCTGTTCAAAGGCATCGACTGGACCAGCGACGATGGCCTGGCCAAGGCGGCCGAGATCCTGTCGCAGATGGAGGTGCGCGGCAAGGCGGCGGCCAAGGCCGTGCGCGAGGAGCTGGCCGGCGAGCTGAAGAAGATGGCCGCCGAGGACCTGCCCGGAGTGGAGGCCGCCGCGGTCAAGGCCTTCGGCGCCGGCAGCGCGGCGGCCCGGGCCATGGCCGATGCCGTCGATCGCGCGCGCTTCGACAAACTGGGCGTGGACCTGGAGGCCATCCGCACTGGGTTTACCAAGGCGGGGCGCGAGGTGACCACCGCCTTCGCCGACATGGTGCGCGAGATCGACGGACTCGGGCTCACTGCCGAGCAGAAATCCACGGCGATCGCCCAGGCCTTCGACAACGCCTTCCGCCAGGCCAGCACCAAGGCCGAGCTGCAGGCCCTCAAGGCATCTCTGCAGGACGCACTGTCGTCTGGCGACATCGGATTCCAGGAGTTCCAGGCGCGCATCGCTGCCACCGATGCCCAGCTGGAGGCGCTGAAGAGTACCGGCGCCGGCCTAGGGACGGAAATTGCCCGGAGCGCGGGAATTGCAGGCGACGCTCTCGACGGAGTGGCCCGTGCCGCCGAGCGCGCGTCCAGCGCGACCGGCTCCGCCGGTGATGCCGCCAGCGCGGCCGGCCTGAAGTCCGCCGATGCGGCGGGTAAGACGCAGAAGTTCCAGCACGCCCTCGGCGCCATGTCGCAGGAGGCGATCAAGTCGCTGATGGCGCTGAACAAGTACGCCGGCACCGACCTCTGGGGCGTGCTGTGGAACAAGCAGATGGGCGTGATCCGCGAGCAGACGAAGGCGTTGCGGTCGATGAACGCGGAGCTCGACGAGCAGCTGGCCCGCTATGACCCGCTGAGCGCCAAGCTGGAGGAGCTGCGCAAGCAGTTCAACTACGTCGACGACGAGACGCTGCGGGGGGTGGCCCAGAAGCGCATGCAGCTGGAGCAGCAGGTGGAGCAGCGCCGCGAGGAAGCGCGCCGCGCCCGCGAAGAGGCCGATGAAGCCGCCCGCGCCGCTGCCGAGGCGCGAGAGGAAGCCGGCAACGCTCGCGAATTGGCCAAGCCCGTCAACGACACCCTGCAGATCGAGTTCATCCCGCCAAGCAAGTCGGTGGCCGGCGCGGCCAGTGCGGCCGAAGTGGAGCAGGCCGAGCGCCTGGCCGGCCTGGTGGCACCCATCGTCCTACGCCGCATCGAGCGCGCGCGCTCGGTCAGCATTCACCGTCGCAACGCCAGGGGAGGCAAGTGAGTACCATCGACGGCATCACCGTTCCCGACGACCTGCTGTGGTCGGACGAGTTCGCCAGCTGGCGCGTGGCGCAGGCGCAGCGCACCTCGCTCACCGGGGCGCTCATCGTGCACCAGTCGCTGCGGCAGGCCGGCCGCCCGGTCACGCTGGAGTCGCAGCAGGACGGCTCGCGCTGGGTGGCCCCGGTGTCTCTGGACGTGCTCAACGCCCTGCGCGCAAGCGAGGAGGCCGGTGGCGCCCCGTTCCCGGTGGTGCTGCCCGACCACAACAGCGGAGCCCGCACGCTCACGTGCACATGGCGCAGCAGCGACGGCAACGCCATCGTCGCCCGCCCGCTGCGCTTCATCGCCCCCTATGCCGATGGCGACCTCTTCGCCGTCACGCTTCGACTCATCCAGGTGGACTGACCCATGGCGATCACCGCCCTCGACATCAAATACCGCAAGTCCGAGCGCCTCACCGACAACCCCGATGGCGGCGGCCGCATGGTGCAGGCCGAGGTGGTGGACGGCCAGCTCAACAACCTGTTCCCCGACATCGGCGACGAAGAGCGCACCACCGGCCGCAGCACCCTGCGCAAGATGTTCGTGCACGTGGATACCCCTGCCGATGACGTGCTGAAAGACGCCATCGCGGTGATCATTCGCCCGCCTCAGGACAGCAACGTGCACGTCAGCATGTTCGCCACGGGCAGCTACAGCGACGAGCGCGCCGAGGCGCGCAACCGCGTCGAGGCGTACATCACCAAGGGCGTGGAATCGCGCTTCGTCCTGCTGGGCGACCACTTCATCGGCCAGCAGGCCATCAGCATGTACTGCATGCCCGATGCGCCCACCCCCGACGTGGGCGACAGCCTGGTGCTGGTCGACACCGTGAACGAGCAGTACCTGCGCGTGCGCAGCATCCTCTCGCGCACCACGCAGACCTTCGTGGATGGGCAGGGCGCGTTCGAGCGCGACGTGGTGATCCTGGAGTCCGAGAACGCCCTGCGCTTCGATTTCGACGGGCAGGACGCCAACCGCCAGTCCAACATCAAGCCGCCCACGCGCATCCACGTGACCAACAACATCGACGCCGCCAGCTATTTCAGCGTGAAGTCGCTGACCGAGCCGGCAGAGTCTGGCGCGCTCACCGTCAACGTAGGCTCGCCCTACGTGCCCATCGTGCCAAGCACCACCGCCGAAACCCCGCTGGTGGACCAGCTGGCCGGCCTGGGCGCGGTGTCCTACCCGCAGGCGGGCCCGGCCGACAGCCTCACCCTAAGTTTCAGCAGCAGCTTTGCCGCGGGCGTGGGCATCACCCGCTTTCTCGGCAGCCCGCTGATGCGCGGCAGCGTGCAGGCCACGGTGGGCGGCACCCTGCTGGAAGACAACGGCAGTGGTGGCCTGGTGGCGGCCGGGGTGTCGCCCTGGGCGGGCAGCATCGACTACGCCGCCGGCAGCATCACCCTCGCGCACGCGCTGGGTGTCGGCGCCACCAGCGTGAGCCTGGTCGCTACCCCGGGCGGGCCAGTGGTGGATCAGGGCTACACCACCTCGGTGGGCATCACCCCGGTCACGCAGGGCTTCAACTACGTGCTGAGCCTGCTACCGCTGCCGGCGCCGGGCACCGTGTCGGTGGACTACCGCGCGCTCGGCCGCTGGATCCGCCTGCAGGACAACGGCCGTGGCCAGCTGGTGGGTAACCCGGGGCAGGGCAGCGGCACCCTCAACTACGCCACCGGCAGCGTGGTGGCCACGCTGGGTGCGCTGCCCGACCTGGACAGCGACATCATCGCCAGCTGGGGCACTGGCGTGGTCACCGAGCGCCGGGACGGCGACACCAACATCCAGCCGCCGCACCTGCACTTCATGCTCGAGGACGAAGGCATCTCTCCGGGCACCTTCGAGCTCACGGCCACGGTGGGCGGCAATCCGGTGGTGGTGACCGACAACGGCGCCGGCGTGCTGCAGCTGTCCGGCAGCCCGGTTGGCAACATCGTCTACGCCACCGGCGAGGTGGGCCTGCGCCTGCCCACGCTGCCCGACGCGGCCACCACCTTGATGGTGGAGTACGAATGGTCGCCGGTGAGCAACAACAGCTTCACCCCTACCGCCAACGGCAGCGGCATCGTGGCCGTCACGCTGGGCGCCACCCCGGTCCGGCCTGGCACGGTGGAGCTGGAATGGCAGGTGGGGCTGGTGCTCAACAGCGTGACCGGCTCGCCCGCGTCGAAGATCCTGCGCGCGCGTGACAACGGCAGCGGCGCCCTGTACCTGGTGGACGAGCCGGATGTCCCCGGCAGCATCGGCACCGTCAACTACACCAGCGGCGCCGTCAGCGTGAAGGTGGGCGGGCACCGGTTCACCGGGTACCGCGGTGAGTTCGAGTGGGTGAGCGGCCAGTACCTGCCCGGCGGGTTCGACAGCCTCGAAACCGACACCACGTTCGGGCCGGGCTCGCTCCTGTCGGCCCGCCACCAGGCGGCGGGCGCGGCCGAGACCGCCGTGGACGACGAGTTCACCCTGCCGCCCGTGGCCCTGCGCCTCACGCCCGGTACGCTCAACGCCATCCTTCCCGGCAGCGTGCGCTTCACCTTCCGCGGCCGCACCTACGTGGACCGCAACGGCTCGCTGTACTACGGCATCGACCCGGCCACCGGCGCCGGCACCTACGCCGGCAGCATCGACTACGCCAGCGGCATCGCCACCATCGCGCAGTGGCAGGCCGGCGGCAGCAATGCAGTGCAGGTGCAGGCGCTGCTGGTGCGCAGCTTCGACCCTGGCGTGGCCCAGTTGGTGTTCCGCACCCCCGGCGCGCCCCTGCGTCCAGGCGCGCTCACCGTTCGGGCCAGCGCGCTGGACGGCACCCAGTACACCGGCACCGCCGACGTCAACGGCAACATCACGGGCGCCCAGATGGCCGGCACCGTCGACTGGCAAACCGGCGCGGTGCGGCTGCGCTTCGGTGCCTACGTGGTGGCGGCCGGCAACGAAGGCGAGGACTGGTACAACCCCGGCAACGTGGTGGGCGCCAACGTCTGGAAGCCGATGCTCATGTCGGCCAGCAGCGTCTACTTCAACACGGTGGTGTACCGCTCCATCCCCATGTCCAGCGTGGTGGTTGGGCTTGACCCGGTGCGCCTGCCGGCCAACGGCCTGGTGCCCTGCTACAAGCCCGGGCAGACGGTGCTGGTGCACCACAGCCAGGACGCCACGCTCACCCCGGTGGCCGGTGCCACTACCAACCTGGGCCGCGGGCGCATCGCGCAAGTGGAGGTGATCGACGCCGCCGGCACCCCCGTCGACAGCGCCTGGTGGACGGCCAACCTCGACGATGGCGAGATCACCTGGAGCGACCCGCTCAACCTCAGCGCCTACACCCTGCCCATCACCCTGCGCGATCGCATCGAGGATCGCAGGCTGGTGGCCGAGGTGCAGATCAACGGCGACATCGCGCTCAACAGCGGCCTCTCGCACGACTTTCCCGATGACGCCATGGTCAGCACCGCCCTGCGCCTGGGCGAGCCCAACGGCTCGCTGGATCTGCAGGCCCGCGTGGTCAGCCTGTTCGACCTTAATACCTGGAATGCCGCCGTGTGGAACGACGGCCTGGCCCCCGGCCAGAGCGCCGCGCCGGCCACCTTCGACGACACCAACTACCCCATCGAAGTGACCAACGCCGACGCCATCACCGAGCGCTGGTCGCTGGTGTTCACCAACAGCACCAACTTCAACGTGGTGGGCGAAACGGTGGGCGTCATCGCCACCGGCAACACCAGCACCGATTGCGCGCCCATCAACCCGCGCACCGGTGAGCCGTACTTCGTCGTCCCCGCCGAAGGCTGGGGCCTGGGCTGGGCCACCAACAACGCCCTGCGCTTCAACACCGTGGGAGGGTTGGCCCCGGTGTGGTTCGTGCGCACCACGCTGGCCGGCACGCCCGAGCAGATGGTGGACGACTTCCGCGTGCAGGTGATTGGCAACATTGCAGGAGAAGAGCCGTGAGCGATACACCACGCGTTTACCAGAGCACTGACGCTGGTGCGCCGCAGCTGGCGGGGCAGCCGGGTTCGTTTGCCTCCCTCATGGATGCTGTGCTGGTGGACGGCTATGGCGCGGGGCCCAATGCGAGGCCCGGCCTCGGGTGGATGCGCGCGTTCACGAGCCTCAACAAGCGGGTCTTTCGGAACGATCCGGCGAGCTACTCCGGATGCTATATCCGCTTCGATGACGCCAACGCTCAATACGTCCTTGTTGACGCGTACGAGGCCATGTCGTCGACTGACACGGGTTCAGGACGATTCAGCTCGACCTCGAACGCCTGGGCGAAGTCCAACGCCGCATCCGCCGCGACACGATCGTGGATCTGCGTCGGCACGGCGCGGTGTGTATACGTCGCCATCCAGATGGCAGGGACCGGAAACTGGGTCGGGCAGTTCTTCGGAGACACGTTTCCTGTGGTGTCCACTGACCACTGGAACTTCATGTACACGAGGTCTCAGAGCTCGGCCGCATACAACCCGACAACCAGCTTGGGGATGAACATCACTGGCTACAGCTCCTCGATCCAGCGCAGCACTGATGGAGTATCCGGGTCCGCGGTTTGCAGGGCTGTGTCGGCGTTGTTCTCTAACGTCAACAACTGGGGCTCCCAAGGTTTCCCGTATCCACTCCATGGGCTTTTTGGCGCGCTCGTGTCGCGTGGTTTTTTTCGCGAGGGCGATGTTGCTTCAGGCGGGCCTCCGCGCGGGTACTTCCCGGGCCTTTGGCTTCCTGAGCACAACATGTCGTCGATCCACGCAGTGGGGGAGGTGGTAAGCGATCTGGTGCCCGGGGCAGAAGTAGTTGCAATAGCGACTTCCGGCAGCAACGCGGCCAACAGGATCTACCTGGACATTTCGAACCCGTGGACGTCGCCATGATTTTCGAGCTGATACCCGGGGTACATGCGACGATCCATCCAGGTCGAAGGGACAGGTTTGGCGGAAATGGGGTCATCGGAGGTTCCCCGCCGACGGGCGACGCGGACGGGCGCGCGAAAATTCTCAACGCCCCGGCCCGGGTGCAGATCACAGTTCTTGAGCCAACCACCTTTTCGGTCGTGGCCCGTACGGTCTCGAAAGAAGATGGGACGTGGCGCGTCCCCTACTTGGATACGTCCCAGCGTTTCACCGTGATCGGCACGGACTGGTCGATGGCTGTGAACTCAGCGATCCAAGACTGGGTCCAGCCCCATCCCATGGACGAGTGATGGATGGGCGCGCCTCCCGGCATTGCCGTTGGCCTGAACCTGGGCCCGCTGTCTGCGGGCCCCGGCAGTCATGTGCCGCTGAACCTCGGGGTCGACTGGAACGTCGACCCGCCGGATCCGCCCGACCCGGTGGCGCGCGGACTGCGCAGTGCGCGTGGGCTGGCGTGGCAGGCGCGGTCTGGTACGACCCGGCAGGCGTCGCGCCTGCGCTGGGGCACCGCGCCGCGCGTGCGGCGTGCCAGCGACCTGCCGTGGATGCGCGCGCGTCGCGTGGCGCGGGCGGCGGCGCTGGCCTGGGCTCTGGCGCCGTCGGCGTCGCGCGCGATCGGGCTGGCATGGAAGGGCCGCATGCCGCGCACCAGCCGCAGTGCCGCCATGCCCTGGCGCGCGGCGCCCGCGATCAAGCGCGCCGTCGCGCTCTCGTGGCGCCAGCAACGGCAAGCGCGCAGCCGTGCGCCGGTGGTGAGCTGGCAGGGTCGCCCGCCGCGTGCCACCCGCACCGCGGCGGTGGGCTGGCGAGGCGTGCTGGCGATCGCGCGGCGCTCGGTTGCGCCGGCGTGGCGGTACCCCGGCCTGGGGCGTGCGCTGCGGTGGATCCCGTGGGGTGTGGCCAAGCGCGTGCCGTGGATCTTCTTGCCGCCCAAGCCGCCGCGCCCGCCGGACCCGCCCGACTGGATGCCCGACGGCCGTTACGTGGCCCTCAACCTCGGCTGCCCGGTGATCGGCGTGCCCGGCCTGGCGCCTCTCAACTTGGGCATGGATGCCTGCTACCTGGTGCGCCCGCACCGGAGGACGTACATCGTGCGCAACACCGTTGAAGTGGTCCGCCTGCCGGACGAAACGCCCATCGAGGTGATGGACATCGGCATCGCCGGGGGCGCCGATGCCTTCGGCTGGACGCTGGACATGACCCTGGCCGACGGCAGCCAGCTGGCCTTGCTGACGCCCAACGCCCAGGGCCCGCGCCAGGTGCGCGTGACCTTGAACGGCTACGTGTGGACCTTCATTGTGGAAAGCCATGCCCGCACGCGCGAGTTCGGCGGCCACCACGTGCGCGTGAGCGGCCGCAGCCGCACCGCGCTGCTGGGCGGGCCCTATGCCCCGGCCCGCACCAAGGTGACCGAGGCCGAGCGCAGCGCCGCGCAGCTGGTGGACGAGGAGCTGGCCAGCACCGGCTACACCGCCGAGTACGACACCGTGGACTGGCTGGTGCCGCCCGGCGCGTTCTTCTACGAGGCCACCACGCCGCTGGACGCGGTTGCACGGCTGGCCGCGGCCAGCGGCGGCGTGGTCCAGTCGCACCCGGCCGAGCTGGAGCTGCAGGTGCGCCCGCGCTACCCGGCCAGCCCCTGGGACTGGACCGAGACCGCGCCCGACCATGTGATCCCCGACGACCTGGTGAGCATCGAATCGCTGCAGGTGCGCAGTGCGCCGCTGTACAACGCGGTGGTGGTGACCGGCGGGCTGCAGGGCAAGGGCGTGACCGCCACGGTGACGCGCGCGGGCGAGGGTGGCGACCTGTACGCGCCCATGGCCAGCGATCCACTGATCAACACCGATGCCGTCGCCTTCGAGCGCGCTCGCAACCTCCTGAGCGACCGTGGCGAGCAGGCCGCCATCGAGCAGACGCTGCCGATGTTCCCCGCGCCGCTAGCGCCCGGGCTGGTGGGCCGCGTGCTGCCGCTGGACCTGGTGCAGGTGCAGGCGGGGGACGGCACCTGGCATGGCCTGTGCACCGGCGTGCGCGTGGACGTGCGCCAAGAGAACGGCGCCACGGTGATCGAGCAGACCCTCACCCTCGAAAGGCACTTCAGCGATGCGGACTGAACTCTGGGACCAATTCAGCGCGCTCGTCGCGGGCGCCCCGCGGCTGCTGGCCACGGTGACCGCGCACAACGGCGACGGCACCAGCAGCGTGACGACGTTTGAGGGCGCGCAGACGCGCGTGGTAGGACAGCTGGAGAACGCGACGATCCCTTACAACGTGTGGATCTCAGACGGCCGCATCGAGTCGGCCGCGCCCAACCTGCCGCTCGTGACCGGGAGCGTCTGACGGGCGGTGGTCAGCGAAGTTCGGTGATCTCGACCACCTTGCCGCCGCGCGTCTCGAAGTTCACCTGCTTGTCGCGCAGGTAGTATTCCCAGCGCTCCCCGATCGCGGCGCCGCGGTGGTTCTCCAGCGTCACGATGCGATCAGGCTGCCTGCCCGACTTCTGAACCAGCGCGCCGACGCTGTCGCCCACCGACACGACTCCCCGGTCGAAACGGAAGGTGTCGCCGGCGCTTGCTGCCGAGGTGGCCAGTACGAGGGCAATGAGGAGCAGGAAACGCATGGGGCTCTCCTTCTTCGGTCGAATGGGCGTCGCCGGCAGTGAAGATGCCAGCTTTTCGCGTCTCAAGGAATGCGAGGCGCCTGGTTGGTGACGGCCCAGCGGGTGGCAATGTGACAGGCGGGCGCGCGGCCTCCGGCGCGCTTGTCACGGGTCGTTCGGAAATTTCCTACCCATCGCGGCGGCACGGGCCGACAGCGGCTGCGCGCGCAGTCCATGATGCTGGATCCGCCAGCAACACACGGCGCACGCCGGCCGACTCCCGGACCGTCCGCGACACTCCCCTGGTCGCACACTGTCCTCGGCCTCGCGAGCCATCCGGCCGTGCTGGGCCGCCGCAGGGATGCGGCGGCTGCTGGCTGCATATTGCGCTGGCCAGCACCTCGCGGAGTCGACGCGACCGACGATGGTTTCACACGCGCGCGGGCGCCCCGACCCGGGGGGCGCTGGTGTCGCAACCGGCGAGACCGGGGGGCGTACCCTGCGCGCATGCTTCCGGACGACTTCCACTGGGCCCCGCGCTACCAACACGCCCCGCCGGGCGAGTTGGCCCTGTTCTGTCGCGACGCGTGCGTGGCCCAGCTGATGCAGGACGTTCGTGGAGCCTGGTACGCCATGATGATGCCGAGGGCGGAGCCCCTGGCCCCCTATGTAACTCGGCGTTGCCGCAGCCACGAGTCTGGCGTCGCCGGCGTCGAGATGTGGGCAGCGCGCCACGCGGACCAGCTGAGGGAGCAGGCTCAGATTCTGTCCGAGCGCCGGTGCCGGGCCCGGCATATTGGGGCCACGCCCTTGGCGGCGCCGCACGACTCCCCGTGAGGGGCGGGGCTCAGGCGCCGAAAGGTGTGTCCTCGCCGCCGTCCCTGCCGAACAGGCCGGCATCCATCGCGCTGTCGGCGATGTCGGCCAGCCGCTCCTGGGCCTCGTCCGCCCGATCGGCGCCGGCTTCCGCTTTGATGTCCTCGGCTCGTCGCCAGAACCAGGTGGCGAACTCGCGCGGCGTGCGGCCGCCGCGGGCGTTGGAGAATTCCCCGACCTCCCGCGCCAGCATCTGCAGCCGCTCCTCGAGTTGGTCAGGAGTCATCGCAGGGCTCGCTCTCGTCGCCGGGAACCAGCCCGGCCTGGTGCAGCATGCAGCTGATGCGCGCGTCCACGTGGCGGCAGTCCTCGGCGCTCGCATGCTCGAGGATCTGGTCGGCAATGCCGGCGAACGCCTCCATCACATCCTCTGGCCGGGTCTCGGCGATCAGCGCCGGCAGGCTCGCCTCGAGCTCGTCGAGCTGGCGATCGAGGGTGGCGCGGTCAAGGCAGGGCATCGTGGAACCCTCAGTCGGTAGCCGGGTCGGCGTGGCTGCCTGTCGCCCCGGGGGAGCGGAATCGCCCGGCGGCCGTCTGGCGCAGGGCCTTCAGCCGGGCCTGCACGTCGGCCATCTCGCTGTCGTCGGCCATGGCCTCGACCTGCGCGGCCTGGGCATCCCACCAACTCCAGAAGTCCTCGGCCGACTTGTCCGCCCAGCGGTCCGACTCCAGCGACGCCTCGAGGTGGGCGAAGCCGACGGGGGCTGGATCCGCGTACGGGTCGTCGCTGACGATCACCCCGTTGCGGTCGACCATCTTGTGCTCGTAGGGGGTGCCTTCCCAGTAGAAGCTCTCCCGGAGCAGGATCTCGAGATTCTCGCGGTCCCAGTCCGAGGCGACGCCACGCTGGAGCTCGGCCAGCGCCGCATCGCGCGCCACCTTCCATTCCGCGTGCGGACGCCCCAGCCAGTTGCTGTACCAGAGCGGCTCCAGCACGTTCTGGACCATGGCTCGCAGTTCGTCCAGGCGGCGGTCCTGCTCGTCGAGGCTGCTGTCTTCGGAGGTCATGCCGCTTCCCGATGCTCGTAGTAGGGGTGCCGCTTGTCGTCGAAGATGGCCTGCAGCGCGTCGAGGCTCTGCGAACCGGGGTTCAGCCAGGCATCGATGTGCTCGGGCTTGATGTTGATCACGGTGCGGTCGTGGCCGGCCGCGGCGACCTCGGGTTCCGGGTCGTCCGTGATGGCGGCGAAGGACAACAGGTCGGGCTCGCGGCCGGTCGGGTCGGCCCAGGCGGACCAGAGGCACGCGATCAGCATCGGCTCGCGATCGCGGGGAGTGAAGGCGAGCACGCGGTTCTTCCCGTCCGGGCCCTCCACGTTCTCGAAGAAGACGTCGGCCACCAGCAGGCCGTGGTGCTGGCCGAACTGGGCGCGCCAGAACTCCTCGAGGTTGTCGCGCCGGGCGTTGTAGGTGCCCGGGAACTTGCGGTCATAGAAGGCCGGCTTGCCGGCGGGGCGGCACTGGTAGCGCATGAGCTTGACCATGCGCTGGCCGCCCTCGGCGACGATCACCGGTGCGTAGACGCCGGGGTAGATCCGCCAGTCCTGGTCGCTTTCCTTGCCCTTCAGGGCGTCCAGCCGGCGCTGGGCCGCGGCCACCTTGTTGCTGCCGATGCGCACGTCCTCGGCCGCCTTCTTCGTGGCCTTGGCCTGCAGGGCCCGCTCAGCGTCTGCGACGCGCCGGCGCTGGGCGAAGATCTCGTGGGTGAGCTGGTCGGTCTCCCAGGCGTCCCAGCTGCGGATCAGGTCGGCCACCTCGGGCGGCCCACTGGCCAGCAGGTCGCGCTCGACCCCGCGCGGCACCTTCGGCCGCTTCCGGGGATCCTTGCCCTGCTGCCACCAGAACACCTTCACATAGGAGTGGATGTCCATCCCGTGGCCGCCGGTGGCCCGGACGAACTTCTTGTACTCGCGGTTGACCTGCGCCGAATAGCACATGGGCGGCACCTCCTGGCGGGCATCCTACCGGGCCAACCCGCTCGAATCTTCGCGTGCGCTCCACGGTACGGCCGCTCTGATGCGGGTTCACACAGGAGACGTGCCATGCCAGACGATAAGAACAAGCGGGGTGGGGCCGACCGCAAGCGGGTAGCGGGCGAGCAGAAGCACGAGGTGGCCTACGTGGCCAAGAAGACCGGAAAGAGCCCAGCGGCCGTGAAGAAGGCGGTCAGGGACGCCGGGCCGTCCCGGGACAAGGTGGAGAAGAAGCTCAAGGGATACTAAGCTTGGGCACGCCGGCCCTAAGCCGCGAATCCCTCGCCGTCAGTCTGTGGCGCTTCGGGCGGGTACAGGGGCTCATCAGCTGTGGACGCTTGCCTGACGACCTCGACCTCCGTTGAGACCGGTTGGCCACTGTCGGTGAGCATTTGTACTTGGCGGGCCTCGTCCGGAATTGGCAAGTCGCCTACGCTCGACATTGCTATGCCAGCGCGAAGCGCTGCCGCCCTAACGTCTCCGTCTTCAGACACTATCAGCTGGGCACCAAAGCGCTTTGCAATAGCAACGAGTTGCCGATCAATTTTGATCTTCTGCCACTCGCGGGGGCTACCGTCTCGCTTGTCGCCTCGGCCAATGCAAGCGGCGTCCATCTGGGATAACTCAAAGGCCGCGGCGAGATCGAATGGCGCCGGCAGAACGGAGGCCTTACGCTTCAGCCCGTCCAAAACTGCTAAGGCTGCCTGGTCGGCCAGGACTAGAAATTCCGCCACAGCGGGGGTCGGTAGAAGGATCTTGCCTCTCAATTTGTCAACGGACTCAACAAGATGCATGAGCTTAAGTCTGCTCAGATCAGTGTCCGGAGCACAAAGGCACACAAGCGCATTGGCGTCCAGCGCCACGATCCGGGGGTTCTGCGGAATAGACATCTCAGTGAATCCCCCGGAGGTCACGCCAAGCCGCCATGGGATCCGGGAGTGACGACCACCCCAAGTCGGGATGTCGCCCGATTGCATTCAGGACCTCTGCCGCGGGTGTTTCGTCGAGGGCCTCGAATCCGTCCACGTAACAGCGATTCACTTCCGGCACCCATCCTGACTCCGTTCGTATCCAGCAGCCGTGTGCCCTCACCCGGACCTGTCCTGCTCGGAAGTACGTAAGCAGTTCACGAGCTAAGGCTTCGCTACGGATTACAAGGCGAAGATCGCGAGACAGGCAGTCACGAAGATGAAGGTGCATGGTGTCGTCCGCCCCCACCACTCCGGTGACGACACCATCGACTTCCCCAGCTTGTTTGATCACTTGACGGTCCATCGGAACGGGCTCCTCTGATTTGAACAGGTAGAGGACCTTCCCTTCATAGTCGAGGAGTTCGCCTGAACGGATCGAGTCCTCTCCCAGCATCTCTTCGATCGACTGCAGGTGCTTCGCCGGCCTGCTCCCTGGTCGATGCTTCGCGGTCTGAATCCGCTTCCACACGTGGTCGCGCTTTCTCGCTGGAACCCGCGCCCTGAGGCCAGTACTTGCGCGCTTGATCCCAGCAAACTTTGGGTCGTTCTCAAGGCCGAGGAGATGCGCGAACTCACGCATGTACTCGGCTAGCCGATCGAGTCGGATCTGCTCCGGGTAACGGCTTGGCAGCCGAAGCATGTACGTCCATTTAGGTATCGTCGACATCTTCCCCTCCCCGGATTGCAGCACGTGAGACGCCGGGCCGATTGTTACCCAGACCGTCCCTGGGGCGCGAGGGGAGGGCGGACGGTGTCGCCGTGCGAGTAAAACCGGGAAGAGCCCGGCTGCGGTGAACAAGGGCGCAAGGAGGCCGGGTCCATTCCGGCAAAGGCTGAGCTCACGGCGTCTTGAGGAATTCTCGGGTTCCCTTGGGGCCGCGCCCTCCGTAAAATGCAACAAAGCCTCTGCGCCTCGTGGGCGTTCCACGGGCACAGCTCCGTAATTCTTTTGTAGCCAAGCGATTGATTTGTAACCAAGCTTCAGCGGACTTTTAATCCGCTGGTCGATGGTTCGAATCCATCACGGCCCACCAGCTTGATCAATCACTTACGCGTTGCGCGCGGTTGCCTCCGTAAAATTCTCCGTAAAATTACCGACTCTGACCGTCGAACATCCTCATGAGCGGCCTCAGGTCCTCATTGACCACGGACCACTTCTCCAGGAAGGTTGCGAAGTGTTCCGCATTGACGACGTAGACGACTTTTTCTTTGGCCTTGGACAGTGCCCGCGGGTTCCATGCTAGATCCGGCGTGGCAACGGCCATGTCGTTGGTGAGCTGCTTCCGGAACCTCACCCAAGGGACTTCCTGGACGGACGTATGCGCAGCCGCGGTCTCGCCGGTGGCCAAGCTGATTGATTGCTCATCGACCGCACACACGCTGAGCCTTGCCGTCGTGACAATGACCGAGATGTATGAGCGGTAGCCGTATCCGAGGCGTTCGAGTCGCTGCTCGAATTCTTCGGCCGCTACGGCCTCTGCCGCAACCGTTACCTCTGAAGCTGTGCGCTCAAGCAGTAGCCGCGACTTCGCGTCATCGCCCACCATCACGCAGAACTCAGATTCGAAGGCCGAAGGCGTCGTTCTTGTGTCGAAGAAGCCCTTGAAGGAGCGGCCCTGGCCGACTGTGTTGATCACGAAGATTCGGCTGTAGCAGTCCTTTTCAGCGCCCTCTGGAATGATGAACACCCAGTCGCTCTGGCGGACCCTCTTGCATTCGATGACGGCTACTGTGTTGCTCTTGTTGGCGATGACGAGATCGGCAAAGCCGCTGCGCTCACCATAGCTCCATGCATGTTCGCGGTGCAGCAGCTCCCACTGTTTTGCTCGGTGAACCTCGCGCTCGGTGGCCAACTGCAGGGGAACGCCGGA